TTGTGGGACAGTGAAAAAGATTTGAATCATTTTAATTGTGTCGCGTTACTCATGTCGATATATGCATTTGATCTAATTATCTGTCCACCGTTTATATTTTTCTGCGTTGCTGTTTGAAAAATGGTAATCTCCGGCACATAACCAATGTGATTTGATATTTGTTGAACAAGCAATATCTCAGATTGACTTAAATATAAAAATCCGGTGAACGGGACGCATAATGCTTTTGCGATTTGCTTTCCCTTTTCAAGTTTGTCAAATGTCACCAACCATTGATAATTAAATCGTCCGATGAATTCTTCAATGGTCAAGTCTCTGCATTTCGACAACCCGCATAATTTGATTTTGTTTTATCAATATCGCGTCAATGTCTGCGGGTTTGTCTTTTGGTGTTTCGCAGTACTCGTAATCGGGAAAGTGTTTAGCGAATATCGCCATCGCTCGCGCTTCCGCTTTGAGCGATTCTCTCCCTCTCGGCGTTTTTATGTCCATCAATGCGCTCCTTCACCATGCGTGGTAGGTCTGCCCACATTTCGTGCGAATCCCTCAGTTCCTTGACTTGTTGACGGGTGTAGTCGAGCCACCCCTTCGTCATCGCTAGTTGGGCATAGTGAGAAATCAAGGTCTCCAGTGAGGCATAACGCTCGGTTGATGATTTCGATGGGGGGTCGGTATCCATGCTTGACACGCTCCAGCAGTTCATGCGCTTCAAAATAATTCATCAGAACACCTCATCCATCCAATGTTTCACGGGACGAGTGCTTTGCAGCATAGCCTTGAGGTCGCGCTTAACGGGCTTGCTTCCATCCCATTGGTGCTGACTGCACATTGGCTTTCCCATGTCTACCGACCACCGCCGAGAGCAGCCGGGGACAGCGCACATCAAGCGTTGGACTTCATCAAAAGTGTCTTTTTTGGTTTCCGGTTTGGCAAATGTCATTTTTGGTATTTCCCGTCAATAATTTTGGCGAAATTGGTTGCGTTCACAATCCACACAAGGTCTGGTCGCCATGTCCTGTCCTTGGTTTCAAATCCCTGCGCCAGCTTGGTGTCATTGGCAATGTAGGCAAAAAATGAATCCCACCATGCAAGCCCATCGGCTTGGTTGTCATACCCGTTTGGGCTGAACAATGAGGGCTTGGCAGCTTGTAACCACCTTTGCCGTAGGTTGCTTTGTCGTACACCGTCCCAAACTCGCGGTTGAGCAAGTTGGGGCAAATGCTTTTTGTAAAGATTCAAAATCTCTTGATGAGGGCAAGTCGGCAATCCTGCCGACAAAGAATCTTTAGATTCTTTAATCAATGGTTCTTGGTTAATGGTTAGTGGTTCTTGGTTAGGTGGAGGTTCGTCCACAGTTTGTACACGGTTCGTGCTTTTTTCTTTACGCTTCGTTTCGCGTTCAATAGCGATTCGTTTGTTTGTGTCTGCGTTTTTGTGATACTGCAAGAGTTCTTCAAGAATCCGATCTTGCACATATTGACCATCAGATGACAGCTTAAAGAACCGACTGAGCACAAATTTAACAGCATCAATTTCTGCCTCTGTTGATGCCCAAGTCCAATCTATTGCCTGTTCAAGCGTTGGAAAAACCTCACGGTCATAACACGCATCAATTAGAAGCGTGTACGCACCGTGTTGAAGCATAGTCAAACGACCCGTTTTTTTGGCGTAATCGCCAAGATTTCTCTTGTAGTAGTGCATGAAGCAACTCCGCAAATCTCCCAGAAAAGAAACTACGGCAGGCGGGGAGTTCGCTTTTCGGTGGAGTAGCTACTCTCCACCTATCCGTGTTTCAACTATCTTACATCAAAAACAATTTGTTGTGCAATTGCTACCGTAGCAGCAAGTCGTGCAAGTAACGATGCGTCCACCCGACATGATTGTGTGAGTGGTGCAAGATGCCCATGCCATGCTGACAGACAGAGCAAACCAAATTCCTACGAGTGCTTTCATGTTGTTCCTTCGGGTTTTTTACCAATGAGCCATTTCGGTGAGGGTTTGCACCGTTCTTCAAGCAGCATTTCCCTCTGAAAATCCTTTGTGCAGTCCTCACAGATGTGGACGGGTTCAGCTACGATTTTGGCGTAGCTGACCCATTCACGATACTGCTTTTCAGATGGGAAGCAATGTGGGAACATGATTTATTGTGCTAGATGTTGTATTTTTGCACATTAGGGAAAGTCCTAATGATAATTGCTAGATGTAGGTTTAAGATGCAGTCATTCCCCAGCACATCGCATAGGGTCTTTTTGAGGAAACACATGAGAAATCTAACATACACCACCGAAGTCCACTCCATCGACTACGGTTATCTCACGGTCGAGTACGACTACTTTGAGTCCGATGATTCTGTCGGTTTATCAGAAACCTACGATTGGTTTGCTTACACGACTGAGGCGTTTGAAGATGAACCTGCCGGAACCGATGTGACCTACGAACTGTCGGCAGAAGATCAAGCGTTCATTTACTCTCAGATCAAGAAACACCACAGCACCATGTTGGAGGACTTCCATGCTTAACAGAACCAAATTCCCGCGCACATTCAACGAAGCATTCCCCAACTCATTGGAGAACGGGGCTTGCATTGAGATTCATGTAGCGCGTCTTACTCTTGCCGATAAGGTCGCTCGTGTGGTGAGCCTCATAGGTCTTATCGTGCTTGCTCTTGATTGTTTTATTTGGAGACCCTAATGGACGCCGAGTACATCATCAATTCTGTTAAACAAACATCAGAGACCCTCTACCGCAATGGCAATGCCGATCAAGTCGAGCGATTGCTGTACCGCATCCAAATGTTGGAAGGCCACATTCGTGTGTTGGTCAACCACATAGACAACGCAAAAGACGAAATCAAATCCCTTCAACTTGACTTAATTTCAAAGGATTCCAAATGAAAAACATCGCCACCGCTTTGGTCAAAGCACAAAAGGCTTTTGGCCCCGCTTTAAAGACCTCTACGAACCCTCATTTCAAGAGCCGCTATGCTGACCTATCCGCTTGCGTTGAGGCCGTTATGGACGGTTTAAACGACAACGGTATAGCACTCATTCAGAAGTGCTACGACTGCGCCAATGGCGTGATGGTCGAGACAATGTTCGTTCACGAGTCCGGCGAAATGTTGGAGTGTGGGATTCTTCATGTACCCGCAAGCAAGCAAGACCCACAAGGGTACGGGTCAGCACTGACCTACGCTAGACGATACAGCTTGATGGCAGCGTGTGGCATCGCTCCGGAGGATGATGATGGGAATGCTGCAAGCAAAAAGGTTGAAAAGCCTACCTTTCTGATTGCTCCGCTGATCGCTTCCATTGATGCAGCTACCACAGAGGATGAATTGAAAACTGCTTACTTTGAGGCCATTAAGGTTGCCGGACACGATGCCGCAGCTAAGAATGCAATTATTGTTGCCAAAGACTTGAAGAAAGCGAGTCTGTAATGGAACAAGGTACACCGGAATGGTTTGCCGCCCGTTTGGGTAAGGTAACGGCCTCTCGCGTCTCAGATGTGATGGCAAAACTCAAGACGGGTGGGTATGGTGCGTCACGGGACGACTACATGGCCCAACTGATTTGTGAACGGTTGACGGGTGAGAAAGCTGATTCCTTCACTAACTCGGCTATGCAGTGGGGAACAGAGACCGAGCCATTAGCCCGAGCGCACTACGAAATGGTGAACTCGGTATTGGTTGAGCAAGTGGGTTTTATTCCACATCCGGACATTGAAATGGCTGGAGCCTCACCCGATGGGATTGTTGGCAATGGAATCATTGAGATCAAGTGTCCCAACACCTCCAATCACATCGACACTCTATTGTCAAAAACAGTGCCCTCAAAGTACATCAAGCAAATACAGTTTCAGCTTCGATGTACCGGAAAAGAATGGTGTGATTTCGTTTCCTTTGACCCGAGACTAAAAGGGTTGGAAATGTTCACCAAACGAGTCGAGAGAGACGAGAAGCTAATCAGCGAAATGGATGCCGAAGTGGTGAAGTTTCTTGCTGATCTTGACACAAAACTTGAACTTTTAATGAAAGAAAAAAATGGCACTGCTTAAAGAAATCACAGTTGTTGCGGGTTCGTACACCAACGCAAAGGGTGAAGAAAAAAAACGATACATCCGCATTGGGTCAGTCATTGACACAAAGAACGGCCCTATGCTGAAACTTGATGTAATGCCCATCTATGCGGGGTGGGACGGTTGGGCATACATGAACGACCCAAAGCCCAAAGAGCCAAAGTACGAAGGCTTACCCGCTGATGAGGACATTGGGTTTTGAGTCCGGAAGATGAAGCGTTTGAAGAACTCAGTCGCAGACAAGGCGATTGGGGACTTCAAGGGTCGCGCAAACACCAAATAATCCGATACGCCGAAACCAATGCGCGAAACGAAGTGATCGAAGAAGTTGCCCAACACATTGAGAAATGCACTCTAGCGTTTGGCAAAGACACGATTCAATCGTTTACTGTGTACATCAGAAAGATGAAAACATGAGACCACCAAATAAAGATTTTTGTTTGCACATGGCACAAATAACATTTCCACACAATAAGCCACTCAGTTGGACTTGGCTATTTGCATGGGGATTCCATGAAATGTATGTCGATGGTTGGTATGAGGATTGGGAACCGTGGAAACAGTTTTAAAAGTTGGAGATCAAATGCCGCCTAAAAACAAAAAGATCATCAAGATCAATGCCATATCACAAGCGCATTTGATTAAGGAAATGCTTGACGGTACGCTGACTTGTAAAGAGTTAGCAGAGGAAACGGGTTTGCATTATGTGACTGTTCTGCAATACACGCGAGAACTTCATGCGGTGGGTGCTGCACATATCTGCTTTTGGGAGAAGGACATTCTTGGTCGGGATTCCATAAAGGTCTACAAGATCGGTAAAGGCAAAGACGCAAAGCGAGAGAAGATGACGGGTGCAGAGCGTCAAGCACGAAGCAGATCAAAGCGGTACAACATTGAAATGAATCAGAGGATGGCAGCATGACTAAAGAACAAGCCCTACAAATCATCAAGTTGTTGGCGGCGGTTGAATCATGGTCATTTGCAGACAAACACCAAATGCCCGACTACCTTTACGAGCGGATTGATGAAGCCATGACACTGTTGGAACAAGAGGTGCTGAAATGACACAAGAAGCATTGAAGCTGGCGCTTGAGGCGCTAGTAATGTACGGTGAGCGGCATCGAGCAACATACTTGCTTGGCGGCGCATGGGATGAAGAAATCACTTTAGGGGACAAAGCCATCACCGCCCTTGAAGAAGCATTGGTACAGCCAGAGCAGGAAGAAAAATTGCCACCTGTTGAAATTGGTGTGGATGTGACCGACATTGGCACAACTGTGGTGGCTTTTTATCGCAGACCAAACGCTGTGATGGAAATGTTTTATTCACAGTTTCACCCATTGGCACAGCCAAAGCAAGAGCCTGTCATGTGGTCAGATTATGAATCCAATGGGATACACCACAAGCCTGTGGCGTGGATGGATGCCGATGGAAATGTCAGCGACAACAATGACCACAAGTGCTTTCCGATTCCTCTCTACACCCACCCACCACAGCGCACATGGGTTGATGTGCCAGACGAGGAAATCAAAAGACTTTGGATTCAATATCGTGCTGCTTTGCCACGGTACTTGTGCTTTGCCAAAGACCTATTATCCATAGCGAAGGAAAAGAACATATGAGCCTAAAACAAATGCAAGCCTTAGACACTGCATCGGAAGTAAAGCAAGAACCTGTACGTATTATGGGATTTGACTGTGTTTGCGGAAGACGCATGGAAGTAAGCGCAGAACAAGGCGTAGTACCTGCACCACAGCGCACATGGGCTGGGCTGACTTCGTATGAAATACAAGAGATTCATTTGAAAGAGTCTCATTGGGGTAATTTTGCTTGCGCGATTGAAGCCAAACTCAAGGAGAAGAACACATGACACCGCTTGTGCAAAAAGCTGTCAGATTTGCGCCAGAACCCGAAACTGCCCTTTGGTTTGATGTTGGTCAAATGCAAAGCACTCTTGAAATGAAAGTGCCAGCAGATTTCTTGATGCACCTTCCATCCAAAAGAACGGGGATTGTTGGCCTTGATACAGCGGGAAAAGACTTTGCCCTATGGTTGCTCAAGGGCGAAGGTTCTGTGACCGTTGGAGGCTGTTCAATGTGGCATGGCAAATACTTCCCGCCATACGCTTACATGGCAACTGATGACGGGTTTAAGATTTACCAAAAAGACAAAGAAATAACGATTGATGATGTAAAGCCTGTACATCGTATGGTGCTTGCTGTGTTGGTCAAGATCAATGCACAAACGCAAGGGTATAAGGCGACACCAAAGCGCACATTTCTAAATCAAAAGCGGCAGGCAAAAGGCAAGTCAGCATTGACATTTGATTGGCACACGATTGAGATTGAGCCGCCAAAAGCAAAAAACGACCCTCAAGGTGGCACACACGCAAGCCCAAGAAGGCATCAAGTCAGAGGTCATTGGCGCACCTACAAGTCGGGCGCAAAGGGGTGGGTCAGAGAGTGCTGGAAAGGCGATGCAAGCAAAGGAAATGTTTTTAAAGATTATCAATTGAAGGAGAACACATGAAAGCACGACAAGTTTTTATAGCCCTTATGACGGGCAAAGGATATGCTGAATCTGAACTTGAATGGGACGGTGAGAAGTTCACCAACGCCAATATGACTACTCGATGGAATTACTTTTTATTGGGTTGGGAAATGCGGGGTGTGATGTGATCGAAACAATCTTCACAATCTTTGCTTTGGGGTTCTTAGGAATCGCTCTAGCTGTTCTTTTTATCTGTTTTATGGTTTGGCTTGCCCTCAATGAATCCTAAGAGTACCAATAACTCCGGCATGAAGTGTCCCGAGTGCAAAGCAATCTCGTTTGTTCAACACACCAAAACTGAGGAGAATATGCTTGTCAGACGAAGGGAGTGCTATAACGGGCATCGCTTCATATCACATGAAAATGTCCTCAGAATGGTTAAGCGTCACAAGACCGATAAGGCTTGATTGGTGTGGTTGATTCTGTCCTCAAGACCGATAGTGCCACCGTTGATTTTCTTTGTAAGACCCGTCCAATTCGCTTCTTCCGCGAGACGGTTGCAGTCGTGCGTAGACCAAAACCATCCGGCAGTGAGTGCAGCGTATTTAGGTCGGGTTCCATCACGAAATCTGCACCTAAGGCTTGTCCGGCGTGAAAATACGATGAATATCCGGTCAATTGAACTGCGCCTCTGCCGCGGAAGCGATACCCATCCCCACTTGCTTCGTCTCTGTTTCCCATACGATTGGCGTACACGCTATTTGCGATTTTGCGCGGATTTTTCTCGTACTGTTTAGCAAACTCAAGAGTAGGGAACCGTTTAGGCCACAGCTTCATCAAAGTTTCAGCGCGATAGTTGAGGTTTTCTTCCAATGTCTTGAAGTGCCCACATTCGTGTC